AAAAAAAACCCCACTCCGAAGAGTAGGGTTAATATTTTTAGTGTTTATACCGAATGATATTATGCAGATGCTCCGTAAACTACTGTGTAGTTTGCAGTTAATCCACCTAATGCATTTGAAGTAGAACTTCCAGATAAGAATTGAGCAGGGAATTGTTCTTGTCCTGTGAAAGTTAGAGAGTATCCATACAAATCTCCTAACGCTCCACCAGTTTGAATTGTTCCGCCGGTCATATCAGCACCTTCTTTTTTACCTACTAAGAATGCATCACCATTGTTAGTCCAAACGATGATTTGAGGTCTACCATAAGCCATAAGCTTTAATTGAGTAGTCATTTCGTTTGTTAACTTCTTTAAGTTTAGAGTTAATTCTTGTGAAAAGAATGTAGTTCCGTTCTCTCTTGAAGTATTGACAGTTTCAGTATATGCACTAGTTCCTTTCAATTCGTAGTAATACAAAATTGAGCCAGATGGAACACCTGTCAACAATCCCATTGGAGTTGATGTTTGAGCTGATGTTTCTGCGAAAGAACCGGTCGCGTAATTGATAAAGTAAACACCCTGTAAACCACCGATGCTTTCTTTACATACTTCGTTTCTTCCTAGAGTTAATGAACAAGGCATATATTAATTTTTTAGTTTTGTTATTAAAAAAGGTGGGTGTTGAGACCCACCCTTTAATTATTTTTTTAGTAAGCTCCGTAGTATACGATGTCTTGACCAATACCGAATTGAGTACCACCTGTGTATCTCATTACAATTCTGTAATTTTGAGAACCATCAATGTTAGCCATATCCAATACTTTTACTTCATTGTAGTCAGATAATAAACCTGTTCCGAAGAATAAGTTTGATTTTTGAGCTGCAACAATCTTAGAAGAAGTCATACCTGGACACCATACGATTTCAATACCATTGAAATTAAATGGTTTCTCACCCACGTTTAATTGGTTGTTCCATCCGTTTGCACCGATAGCACCACCTGCTAAAGCTTGTTGGTATGCTTTAGCTACATCAGTAGCAACATATAACAATACATCAGGCTTACCATAAACTGTATCAGGGATAGTGTTTACAACTGAATTTAATTTGTCAATTACATTTGCAGAAGTTACACTTCCAGAAATTACGATTGAACCACTCTTAGCTGCTAATACTGCTGTTGCACCACCCGCTGCAATAGATGCAGAGAATGCTGTTTGGAAACCACCGAATTGTCCGTTAGTTGCAGTTGAACCTTGCCAAATAGATGTTTCAGTTGCTTCTGCTACTTTACCACCTACATAAGAGATTAAAAAATCGTTGAAGTTCTTTGGAATTTCATCAAATGCAGAGAAACCTAATTGTAATGCTTCCCATGAGTCTACGAATTCTTGCTTACATAATAGTAAGTTAACTTGTAACTCTTTTGGAGTTAATACTTGCTCAGAAATAGCAACGCTACCTGAAGTTACGAAATCACATGATGCATCTTGTACGATACCACTCACGTCTAATTTTTGGATTACAGATTTGTACTTCACGTTTGGCATGATAGTTACAAGTTTCTTATCCAAAGTGTTTGCACTTAACAACGCTGCTGCGATGTATCCTGCTGCTGCCTCACCTGCGTAGGTAGTCGTCACAGTAGGAAGTGCGAAATTTTGTCTTGCTTTCATTTTTTTAATTTAAATGATTGTTATTAATTTATTTATAAAGTTTAGATAAGAAAGAAGATTGTGCATCTTTTGATTTCTTACCATAATTTTTTCTATTTATTTCAGATGCGAATTTTAAAGCTTCTTCTGTTGGAGCACCATCTAATTTTGGTAACTCTTCTTCTTCCATTGCAACTTCCTCAGTTACAGTTTCATCTACTGGAGGCATCATAGTCTCTTCCATTTTCATCATCTTTTTTTCCATCTCTTCAATTCTGTAAGCCATTTCTTCTAATTTCTTACCTAATTCAATTTCAATTTCAGGTTTCTCATCTTCAGGCTTTAATTCAGCATCTTCACTTTCAGGTAATTTTTCTACCTCATCAGTTTCTTCAGCTGCTTTCAATGTTCCTTTTTCAATTTGACCTGGAACTTCTGGCATTTTGTCATCTTCAGTATAAGTTCCTGCTTGAGGAATATCTTTTACTTTTTCATCAGCCATTTCTACATTCTCTCTTTCAACAATTTTACCTGCTTCAGATTTTACTTTAAGCATGGTTTCATTACCTTCTGTATCTTTCAACATTAAGTCATGCATACCGTCTGGTGCTGGAGATTTAGTTCCATCTTCTGAAACTACGAATAGGTCTTCACCTACATCAAATGTTGCAGACTCTACAATTGTTCCGTCTGCTAATTTTGCATAAGTTAATTCAACTTCATTTGCTGATAAAAACTCAACAATCTTATTTAATACTTTTTTTGCGTTCATATATTTTTAGTTTATATTGTAATAACAACTATTTTTTGATTTATAGTTATTTTTTTTATTATGAGTTGTTGATGATAAACCAACCAACTGTATCTGTGTCTCCGTTATGATTAGAGGTAATTGTGAAACTACCTGCACTCTTTGCACTTACTGCAACATATCCATTAGTATTATTTAAAGTTTGTTTAGTCAAAAGTATAATACTATTTGCAGTCACCAATGAGTTAGATACTGTTACTGCACCTGGGTTTCCACCATCTAATACTGCAGTTCCTGCTTGCTTATTACTACCAGTTGTAAAATTAACACTGCCATTCATATTTAAACTACCTGTTATTTCAGTTTGACATTCTACTCTAAATTGTGATGTGTTTTCAACTGTTACTGCACCACCCTGTCCTCTTGCTCTCAATGCAACTTTACCATGTATTCCTCCGGAGCCTGTTTGTGAAAAGTTTTCAATTACAATATTCTTACCACTTACTGATGAAGAATACCAGTTTTGTATTTTTAAATCTTGCGTAGTTGTTCCTATAAAGAATGCACCTGCACTTCCTGAACCAACATATCCTAAACCATCTATTTCCAATCCACCAGCAAGAGATGAAGTGAATACACCCTGTTGAGTTATGATATTACCAAATGTATTAAAACTTCCTGTTGTTTGGAACATATTTCCCGCAGTCGTTAAACTACCAGTTATATTTACACTACCTGTGATAGTTTGATTACCATTAAATGAGTTTGAACCAGTTGTTGCAAAACTACCAGTATTGATTGTACTTCCAAATGAACTTGTAGAAACAGTTGTAGTTATACCACTTGCATTACCTACATAAACAAAACCTTCTTGTAATGATGCAGTAAGACTGCCTGTTATCACTAAATTACCATTTAATGATGTACTACCACTTACATTAAATGTTCCTTCTACATATGTGTTAGACCCACTATCTATTAAGAAACCTGTCTTTCTTAAACTTGTACTAGTTCCAGTTCCTACTGCAAATACTGTCTGTGCTGATTGGGCTCTATTGCCATCTTGTGCGTTATATCTACCAAAGAATGCACTACCTCCTGCATTTGCACCTACTCCATCTATTGTATATTGTTTTGAGCTTCCTGTTATTATTAAATTTAAACCTATAAGTGCTGTTGCACTAAGTGAGTTAGAACCTGTTGGTGTTAGTGATAAATCAATTCTATTATTTATACCTCCAATAATATTAGCTTCAACTGCTCTTTGGAATGACGTACCTGATGTATCATTAGTATCATAAATTCCACTTCCAGTAATGTTATTACCAATTCCTGCGAATTGATTATTTGCAATGTATAATGCATTACTATCTACTGTGTCAGCAACTGACGAATATATTACACTATTTAATGCTGAAATGGAACCAATATTGTTGGTGTACAAAAAGGATGAGGATGCAGCATTTAATACAGTTGTAGACCCAATAATCATATTGTTAGTTACACTTAATGATTGTGATAAATTAGTTCTATTTGCAACAATATTTAATGTAGTGCCAGTTGTAAGGTTTCCCGTCATTTGTAATCCACTTACTATACCTTGTGCGTGATTTGCCGCAGTACTTCCAACAGATATACTTCCAAGCATAATATTGCTATTTATACTCCATGCAGATGAACTTACTGGTCCTCTCATATTCATAGTACCAACATAATAATTTGAATTAAATCCAGGACTAAATTCCATTGAGCCACTTCTTTGTGGGCCCGATGAAGTATTGATGAAATTACCGCTACCACCTATGTATCTCTTAAACCCTGTGGTTGGTGTAGATTGATTTTGGAATATGTTACTACTACCTGATATTATTGTATCTGCAGTATTACTATTTGTTTTGAATATAAAGTTTCCAATACCTGCTGCAGATGCACTCATATGTGCAGATGCAGATGTAAATCCTTTTGCTACTAACATCATTGAGCCTGATGCATCT